TTCAATCAATGAAGATGGAAATATTTTTGTAGCAACTTCTGGTGGAACATATGCATTATGGGGGAATGTTACCTATCCATCAGGTAAATGGTTCCATATAGCAATGACTAGAAGTGGGACAACAGGTAGAGTTTTTATTGATGGAGTGCTACAACTTTCAGTGACAAACAGTACAGATATTGGAACAAGTGGTACAAATACTTTAAATATAGGTGCAAGAAGAGGTGGAAGTAGTGGAGTTGGTAGTTTCACATATTATCTGAATGGTTTCATCAGTAATCTCCGCATTGTCAAAGGAACCGCACTCTATACATCAGACTTCACACCACCAACAGAACAACTTACAGCAGTAGCAAACACAAAGCTTCTGTGTTGCCAATCTCCAACTTCTGCTGGTTCTGCTGCCGTTTCACCTAATATCAGTGGTATCAATGATGGAACTGTGTGGTCAGATAAATTATTTGCGACTATGAATGGAAGCACCTCAACAGTAGTTACTGGACTTTCAAGAGCATTTGATGGTTTAAATTCAACAAGTGCTAACCTTGGCCCATCATCAAATCTCCCATGTCAAAGTTTTACTCTGATACATACATTTACAGGTGTTACTACACTTCAAGTTGAGGGAAGGCCTGATGGACCACACGCAGGAGATTGGATTATTTCTGGCACAGGTGTTCAGACTCAGACTGTATCAAACCAAGGATATGGAGATCCAGTTAGCCTTACGTTAACTTCATCTACAGTCAGTAATTTAAATTTCACAACCGATAATACTGGTGCTGGTGTCCACATATCTAGAATTATAGTAAATGGAGTAACCTTAGTAGATCCTGTTGTTGTAGAAAACGCAGTACCAACTAACTTCAACCCATTCACAGATAACATTAATGCGGTTCGTGGACAAAGTGGCAATTATGCTACTTGGAATTCCGTTACAAACTATGGTATAAATCTTTTTAATGGAAATCTTGATTGGAACGGTGGCACAGCAAATAGATATTGTCGTTCAACTGTATTTGTTAATAGTGGTAAATGGTACTGTGAATTTACACCCGGAACTATAGAACACATTCCAGGAATTATTAGAGAAGATCATCCTGATGGTTCTGGAATTCTTGGTGAACTTGGTAGTTCTCGCTTTCAAAATAATGGAACAATTGGATATAGTGGTGATAATACCGTAACTGGGGGATTAACATGGGGTGCCGGTGACACTGTTCAACTATTCATGGATATGGATAACAAAGCCATTTACTGGGGAGTAAATGGTATTATGAAAGTTGGAAGAGATGGAAGATCTGGTGTTCCAACAAGTGGTGAATTAAAAATCGGCGCCGTTGTTTATGGAGGAATGCCTGGATATACAGATAGAATTTCTTTTAAGAGTTGGAGTCCAGCAGCAGGAACAAATGGAACTAATACTTCCGTAACTAGTTCAGCAAACTTTGGCCAAAGACCATTCAAATATGCTCCACCAGAAGGTTATAGGCCATTCAGCACGGCAGATGTTTATCCTTCCACTGCTCTTGCTGTTGTACGTCCCGATAAGAGTGTTGGTATTGCGACTTATAGAGGTAATAGTGTTGATGGTAGAAAAATAACCGTTGGGTTTAAACCAGATCTCGTGTGGTTCAAATCAAGAAGTGATAGTGGTGCTCACGCAATATTTGATAGTATTCGTGGATCTCTTGCTCTTGATAGTTCAGCAAATGTTGGTGACACTTCGTATGGAACTCCACCAATAGGTGGATATCTAGGAACTTTTCAACCTGATGGATTTACAGTAAAAAATGGATCCACAAACAATACTTATGTGAATCAAGATGCTTACACATATGTTGCTTGGTGCTGGAAAGCAGGTGGAAACTCAAACACCTTTAATATTGATGGAAAAGGTTATTCAAATGCTTCTGATGTTGGAATGTCTGCTGGATCCTTAAACAGTTCAGCATATAATACAAGTCAAGTTTGGAGTAGCGGTCTTTCAGTTAATACTGGATCGATCAATAATGCAACTACAGCATTTAATGGTGTCTTTACTAACAGTAATGGTGCTTCATCTAGTAATAGCACTGGAGTTAATGACAGATCTATGACTGCCACCCTCAACATCACTCTCAATAATGAGTATGTGGAGGTTCTTCCTCACAGCACTTATTCTGGATACTATGCTACCGTTAATGGAGCTCCACAACCAATTAAGTACTTTACTACTCCTGATGGATGGCAGGTTATGGGTCCATTTACGGGAACTTTAAATAGTGTTACCGTAACTAATGGCACTGAGACTAGTAGCCGTCCCGCAGGAATTCGTGGGATAAGAGTCGCAGGAAAGGTTCTTGTTGATAGTAATGTCACTCCACCAAATGTTCCTATAATTCCTTCTTCTGCTTGTTCTGTCAATACCAAAGCTGGATTTAGTATTATTAAATATGCCGGAAGTGATACTGATGAAGATAGTGTTGCTCACGGATTGTTAAGTACTCCATCTTTTATCATTATAAAAGATTTGAGTGAAGCTGCAAACTGGAGAGTATGGCATAAAGTTCTTGGATATACTACCATTGCTAATACTGTAATACTCAATGGATATACTGGATCGAATGCAAACAATGATAGAATCACTTATGTTGATGATAAAAGATTCAACTTAACACAAACTGGTGGTAGTGGTGGTGGTGTTAATAAAAGTGGAAATAATTATATAGCTTACTGTTGGACAGATGTTCCCGGATTCAGTAAGTTTGATGAGTATACTGGTACAGGTAACCAACAATTCATACATCTGGGATTTAAACCAGCTTGGATCATGATCAAACGATATACTGACAATACTGTAGGAGAATGGACAATTTACGATTCTGCTAGAGCACCATACAACGAAGTTCAAAGAAAACTTTGGGCTAATGGTGGTTCTTCAGAAGAAAATCATCCAAATAACAGTATTGACATTGTTTCTAATGGTTTTGTTATTGATCCCGGAACAGATGCTCCTAATGTTCAATATACTAATAATAATGGTGTTGGATATTTTTATGCTGCCTTCGCAGAAGCACCAACATTCAACCTCTACGGTGGACAAGCAACCTCAAGGTAATCTACTTAATAATACCAAGCAGATTACCTTGATAAATAAACCTAAAGGCTATTGATGTAGGAAATGACCAGAGCAAGGGAAGCTGCTAGACTAATAGGGAATAATACGTTTACCTTAGACACCAACAATGCTGTTGGTGTCGGTAGTACAACTCCCGATGCTAAGTTTGACATTAATGGTGGATTGGTTGTTAGTGGTATTATCACAACCACAACCTTACAAGTTACCAATGCGACAATCACTGGTGACCTGACAGTACAAGGAACAACCACAACTCTTGACACTGTTGTTCAAGAAGTTGATCTTCTGAACATTCAGGCAAACATTTCAGTTCCTGCGATTGGAGTTACCCAATCAGGATCTGGACCGATTGCTGCTTTTTATGATGGTGCGGTTGGTGTTGCTACTTTCAAAGACGGCGGAGGTCTGGATGTAGCAGGAAACGTTGTCGCAACTGCTTTCTATGGTGATGGAAGTAATTTAGATAACGTTGTTTCTGGTATTGCTCTAAGCGAAAGTGGAACATCAAGAGGAAGCTCTGGAACAACAATTAACTTCGTTGGTCCTACCGTAAGCACAATTGATTCTGCTGGTATTGCTACAGTTACGATTGCTGCTGGTGGAATTTCAACAGAGTTTAGTTCTCCATCAGGAATTACAACATACTTAGATCTGGATAATGCTCAAGATCATAAACTGACAGTATCTGGTATCACTACAATTTCTTGTACTGGTGGAACGGAAGGGGAATCTCATACGGTTAGAATCATCAATTCTGGTATCGCAACAGTTGGATTTAGTACGTTCTTCTTGTTCCCATCAGGAGCAACACCAAGTCTTCCAACAGCAAACGGAGCGATTAACTTGATTTCATTTACAGTTAATCGAGTTGGAGCAGCAGGAACACAACTGCTTGCTGGTGCTTCTGTAAACTTTAGTTGAGAGGGTAGATAAATGGCAATTATTCCTCAGGTTATTACAGAGGATAGAGCCTCTGGTGCTCAGGTTGTTGATGGAAGTTTGAGATTTGATGCTGATAAAAAATCTCATCTGACTAAAACTTTTTTTGATGGTGATAGAAGAAAATATACTTGGTCTGGATGGGTAAAACGTTCTAGAACAAGTTCAGGTGGTGAAGTCTTATTTACTGGATATAGAACTAGTTCAGGTGGAACCTATTTGTGTTTTGGTGGTGGTAGTGTTTCTGGTACTACTGCCGACTCTTTGACTTTTTTCAGTTCTCCAAGCGGAATCTCTGTAGCTTCCACACCAGTATTCAGAGATTTATCTGCTTGGTATCACATTGTTTTAGTGGTTGATACTACACAAGCAACCTCTTCAAATAGAGTAAAGTTTTATGTTAATGGTGTAGAAACTGCGTACACCACAACAACATATCCTACTCAGAATCTTCAGACCGCAATAAACAATAATTCAAATCCACACTATCTTGGCGTTTCACAGACTGCGGATAGTCTACATTTTTCCGGTCAATTATCAGATGTCCACTTTATTGATGGCCAAGCATTAGACGCATCATACTTTGGATTTACTGACCCACTCACAGGAACTTGGAGACCTCAAAAGTTTAGTGGTAGTTTTGATAGTACCAGGACAGAAAGCGCAACTCTCAATACATCTTTTGCTACATCTCCACCTACAGATTCCACAGGAAATACTACTCTCACCACTCAAAACATATCAACTCAAACTGCTTCCACTAACAGCTTCGGAGTTACTACTTCTACTCTCTTTAGTGGTGGATCCCAATATTCAAGAGTTCTCACTGATGCCAGTGTAGGTAGTAGTATACCTTTTACCATTGACTTTATCGCAAAATTTGTACAGAGCGGTAGTTCTTCCTACTTCTGTCAACTTGGATCTGGAAATGCGATTATCCAAACACAAAATCCTGCCTCTAGCACAACCTGCTTATTGTGGGGAGTTGTAGAATTTACTATGTCATATGGGTGGCATAGTGTTCGTGTCCAATGGGATGGCACTCGTACTAAACTTTGGGTCGATGGAAATTTAACACTTAATGTTACAAACCCACCAGGAGCATCATCTGGTAACCTTGCTATTGGTGCTCACCCCACTCTAGATGTACGTACCTTTAATGGAGAATTTGGCCCATTTAGACTTACTCATGGTGTCTTAGGTGCTCCACGATCAGGTGGATTAGTTGCTAGTGATTTTACTAATTCTACAACTCTAGATAATCCAAATTCGTTCTATCTTCCTTTTGATGAAAACTCACCAATTGGAAAGAATAAAGCTAGAATTAGTGTTCCCACTCCAAATGACGGAAGAATTTGGAGTTCTCTTCTTACACCAGCTTCAGGATCTTTAGACCAATCACCAGCTCTGGCATTTAATGGAACTATTGATGGAACTGATCCCAATAGATTAAGAACTAGTGACGACTATACGTTGGTGACGATGGATCTTTCATCAGCACCAGTGGGTGTTTCATCACACGTTAAAGTTTATGCTCAAACTTCTTATGATTCTACTTGTACGGTAACGATAAGTGGTACTACATATACATCATCTTCTGGTTCAAGGCATACCTTCAATCAACCAGGTACTCTCACTCAGATGACTCTGAGGACGAATAGTGTTTCCGGTAGAACTTATATGGAGGGTATGGCAATTGATGGAATTATTCTTATTGATGGTGTTGATAACAGTAGTTGGACACCAGTAAACTTTGGTGGTTCTAATACAATTGATAAGTCCACAGGAGCACTACCAATCCTGAATACTGATGGTGGTGGTAAGACAGCAAGAATTGGTGTAAGAGATGATGTCAGCCCAGAAACACCAGATGTTATACAAGGTGCTGTGAGTTTTGATGGAACCGATGATGTTATACAAGTTAGCGATACAAATCTTATAAGCACTACTGATTTTACAGTAGAGTGTTTTGTTTATACAACAGAGCGTTCTTCTGGTTCTAACCAAACATTTGTTGAATTCAACACGGGAACTAGATGGATTTTTGGTATGAAAGGAAGCACAAATTACATGTATTTCTGGAGAGGTTCAGAATATATTTCAGCAAAAGCTGTAACTCCAGGAACTTGGAATCATGTTGCTTGGGTCAAGAGTGGAACAACACTTAAGCAATATTTGAATGGAGTTGAAGTTCAATCTCAGACTGGCCTTGTAGGGTCCTTTACCAGCGATCTTATATCAATCGGAAGAAATAATGATGGAACAGAGGACTTTCAAGGTTTTATTTCAAATGTAAGAGTAGTTGAGTCAGCACTTTACACAACTGACTTCACACCACCAACAGTACAACTTACAGCAGTAGCAAATACGAAACTCTTATGTTGTCAGTCACCAGATTCTGCTTCTACTGCGGCAGCATCTCCTAATATCAGTGGTATCAATGACGGAACTGGATGGAGTGGTTATATGTCCACATCAGGAACATTACAAGTTGAGAATTCCTTCCCACTTGCTTTTGATGGAAGCACTTCAACAAATGTTAGAATGAATACTGGAAATGGCACTATGACATATAGTGGACCATCATTTACAGTATCTTCACAGTTAAGAATGTATCTTTATCAAGGAAATGGAGGAACTGGAAGTGTTTCCGTTAATGGGGTAGATCAAGGTGTAAGCTTTGCTGCTGAACAATGGTATACAATTGGTTCTTTTACAGGAACTGTCAATACATTTACAATTACCGCAAGTGCTAATCAAGGAACTCAACTTTATGCAGTAGAGGTTGATGGTGTTGTTCTTGTAGATCCCGTTAGTCCATTATACAACACACACGCAACAAGATCAGAAGTTTCTGGATCCAATGTATTAGCACTTCCTCTTGTTGGTGTTACGACTGATTTGTCTTCATTGGTTAGAGGTGGTGGAAGTAGTAAAACAATTTCATCAGTTAATGCGGTTGCTTCATATGCTCAAGGTAACTTCTATGGAGGAAGTTATTACTTTGATGGAACAGGAGATTATGTAACTGCTTCTAGTAGTTCTGATTTTACTTTTGGAACTGGTGACTTTACAATAGAAGGTTGGGTTTATCCAGCAAACTCAGATACAAATAATAAATCAATCTTTTCAACCAATTGGGGTGCGAGTGGATCCATACTAATAACATATGATCATGTAACTAACAAAGGATTTGATTTATTTGATTATACAACAAGTAGTGGAACTCCGATAATATCAACCTCAGGAATATATGAACCAAATACTTGGCATCATATTGCAGTTGTAAGAAGTAGTGGAACAACAAAGATTTATATTAATGGAAATCAAGTCGCAAATGGACGTCATACCTCAAACTTAACAAGAGATGTATTTGTTATTGGTGCAGTTTATACAAATGGAACAGAAACTTGGAATGGATATATTCAAGATGTAAGAGTATACAAAGGTGTCGCAAAATACACCAGTAACTTCATACCAGCATCCACAGACCCAGATATAGTTCCTGATAGTCCTTCTGGTGTTTCTTATAGATCCAACCTAGCATTACCACCAAGTATTGATGGTGGTGCTGTTGCTTTTGATGGAACTGATGATTACTTAGAATTAACTTCTTCTGATGTTGCTGTTGGTTCTGGAGATTTTACTATTGAATGTTTCGTAAATCTCACAGTGAGAAGTGCGGATAATCATAATATCTTCTCTTACCGTGGAGCAGGTGGAAGTGCCACAGGATTTAACCTAGCTGTTCTTGAAACATCAAGAGGATTGGCACTATACAGTGATGGATCAATCTTTAGTGCTGGTATTGTTCCTGCTTACAAATGGTGCCATATTGCCATATCCAGAACTAATGGAGTTCTTAAGGGATTTATTGATGGTTTAGAAATTGCGAGTGTATCTAATACAACAAACTTTAGTAATACAACTCTTACGATTGGATCTGCAAATGGTGGTGCTCAGTCGGATGCTCAAGGCTTTATTTCCAACTTCCGAATGATTAAGGGTACTGGACTCTACAAATCAAACTTCACACCACCATCATCACCACTCACAAGTATAACTAACACTAAGTTGTTGTGTTGTCAGTCAAATACGATAGCAGGTGCTGCTTCTATATCTCCAAATATTAGTGGTGTTAATGATGGAACTGTGTGGAGTTATTATGCATCTGGATTTACGGGTGCTGGTTATACTGTTAATAAACTTTTTGATAATGATACCACAAACACTAGTCAGGTTACAACCAGTGCTTCATTTACTTTTACTCCCCCGACTCCAATTAGTTATTCAAGTAGTATTGTAGTTAAGGTTAACACTGGAAGTGGAAGTCCAATGGGATTTAATGTTAATGGTGCTGGATTTGGTTCTTATACATTGTATAATGGGGCTCAAGAGGTGACCGTTGTAAGTGGTTCGGGAACTTTGACTTCATTATCAATTGCTGTTAATGCTGGCGGTGGTGCTGATTTTTATTATATTAAAGTTGATGGTGTTGTTCTCACAGATCCAATTTCCGCAAATGGAAACGCAACAGCAACCAAATTAAATCCATTCACTGTTGATATTGATACAGTAAGAGGAAATCAGAGTGGTTATGCTACTTTGAATCCATTAGACAAAGGCCCCAATGTCACATTATCAAATGGAAATCTTAATACTGCAAATTCAGCAGGGGTTAATGATTTAATTAAAGCAACGATTGGTATGACAAGCGGCAAGTGGTATGCCGAGTTTCAAGTTACAGCACAAAACTCCGGTGCCGCCAGTCCTCGTATCGGACTAGCTCCGGCTTCATCTCCCGTTAAGAGTGATGATTTCGGCAACAGTGCTAATGAATACGCTTTTGCTTTAACTAACAATTCAACTTATTACGGTCGTGTTTATAACAACAGTGGTTGGAATGGTACAGCTACTGCTGTTGAAAATAACTCAATAGGGATGATTGCATTTGATGCTAACACCGGAGGAATGTGGTTCGGTGTTAATGGCATATGGTTTAACAACGGGAATCCAAACGCAGGCACAAATGCATGGTTTACAGCGGCAATGAGCGAACCGTACTTTTTTACGGTACATAATGTTTCGGGGAGTTCTGTTGTATCAAACTTCGGTCAAAAACCCTTCAAGTATGCTCCACCAGAGGGTTTCTTACCATTAAATGCTGCTAATACTTCAACAACAAAAATATTGGATGTTAAGTTAGACCGAACTTATAGCACATCTAGCACTTATTCAAATTCAAATCTATCAGTTCTTACGCCATCCAGTACTGGAACTGTCAGAGCAAATGATGGAATGGGAAAAGGAAAATGGTATGCTGAGTGTGTTTGGACTGCTGGTTCTTCTGGAGCAGTTATAGGTATAACTCAGGGACGACATGTCACAACAAATAATGTTGGGCAAGGTGCATACGGTTATGGATATTATTCCGCTGGAAGTTTCCAAAATAATGGGGGTGATGCTGGGTCACCCGCATCATATGTTGTTGGAGATGTTATTGGTGTTGCTTATGACGGTGATAATGGAACTCTTACATTCTATAAGAATGGGGCTTCTCAGGGACAAGCATTTAGTGGTCTGACAGCATACCCATATTACTTCTCAGTTAGTGATGGAAGCTCTGAAGGAACAGGAAACTTTACTTGGAGATTTAAAGAATCACAATTCACTCAATCAATTCCTTCTGGTTATAGTGCTTTTGATCAAAACAACAGAACATCTACGAGTATTATTTCCCGCCCTGATCAAAATTTCAACTCCATTCTTTTCACTGGTAACGGAACATCACAAAGTATAACTGTTGGCTTTAAACCAGATCTTGTGTGGATTAAAGATCGTTCTAGCACTAATAATTATTCTCACCGTATAGCAGATTCTGTTCGTGGTAGCACCAGGGTTCTTTTTAGCGATAATGCTAGTCAAGAGCAAGTAAATCAGTATGGAACTATTGATAAATTTACCGCACAGGGATTTGACTTACGTCAAGGATCTAACAGTAATGGTGATGGGTCAAATACAAGTGGAAGTGATATGGTTGCCTGGTGTTGGAAAGCAGGTGGAAGTGGTGGCGGATATTCATTCTGGAAAGATGATGTAGGTTACTCAACTGCGGCCGCAGCTGGATTAAATGGTGGAAGTATTACTCCCACTGGTGCTTCTATTGGAACTAAGCAAGGATTTAGTATCATAACTTACACGGCAAACTTGGCAGAGGGAGGAGCAACTATTTCTCACGGGTTAGGTAGAAAACCAGCATTTGCTATCTTTAAAAATAGAGATAGTACTCTTGGTACAAATGAAGTTGACTGGGGAGTTTATCATCAAAGTATTGGAGCAACAAAAAAACTTGAACTTAATCAAACTCTCGCAGAGGGAACATTTGATGGTCCTTTTAATAACACTGAACCAACTTCTTCTCTATTTTGCTTTGGTGGTAGAAGTGGTGGGTCAATTCAAGGACACTCTTACTTAACTAATGGTCCAGCAAATGATGGTTTTGTAGGATATATATGGACAGAAATCCCCGGATTCAGTAAATTTGGTTCATACGTTGGAAATGGCACTCAAAGTGATGGATCCTTTGTTTGGCTTGGCTTTAGGCCTAGATGGATAATGATAAAGGGAATTAGTACAGACTCTTGGATCATGCATGATGCTGCTAGAAATCCAACAAATTATGTTGGTAAGAGACTTTGGGCAAACCTTGCGGATAAAGAAGCAACATCATCAACTTTTGGTGTTGATTTCTTATCAAATGGGTTTAAACCAAGAGTAAGTGATGCTGACCAGGGAGGATGGAACACCAGTGGACAAACATATGTGTACGCAGCCTGGGCAGAAGCACCAAGTATCAACCTCTACGGAGGACAATCAAACGCCAGATAAACCACTTGACAGACTCCACCAGGTCCATTAAACTGGTGGAGTCTTAACTTTTTATCATGTCTTTTTACATTTCTAAAGTTCACGCAACCAATGAAAATGGTGAAGATCAAATCATTTATTACAATGGAAACCATCATTGGACTAGTGATCCCGCAAATCGCTTGATTTTTGATACCGCAGAAGAAGCAGCAACTCATCTGTATGATTTTGGTGGTGAAGTAACTGATGTTGAACCAGCACCTTTTGGGCCCTTTGCTGATATTACTGTACCATCTGGCACCGCAGAAAGCACACCAGTTGCTGAAGAGTCTGTAGAAACTTCTGATGTTGTTGAAGAAGAACCAATGGTGACTTTTGATGCTACTCCTGCTGATGATGAAGTGATTAGTTTTAGTTCTGGTTCGACTTCTTCTGGCATTTCATTCAGCTCTGATTCAACCACAACATCTTTTGGATCGGATGTAACCACACTTTTCTGATAGGGACACTTTAAAAACTGTCCACTGACCCCCACAGTTCGCTGCTGGGGGTTTTATAGTAGCCACATACGAAACAAACCGATGAGGTACTCCAACTTAGAGAGATTAATTTTTGTCGGATCCTTTGTATGGGTCACACACTGGACTACAAAGGTCTCTGAAGTTGTTTTCAACGCACTCTTCTGATGTTCACATTATACACTAGCGGATATAACTACAGCAAACGCCGTTGTCAGAATGCTGTAGATTGGTTCATCTCAAAATATCTACCACGTCACAAGATTGAGATTACTGTGAATCATCGTGGCTTGGCACGAGAAGGTGTTTATGGATGGTGTTCTGTTACTGATTGTGATTGGCGTCCAAGAGAGTTTGAGATTGAACTACACAATCAAATGAACTCTGATCTATACCTCCAGACCCTCTTTCACGAACTCTGGCACGTTTATCAGCACGTTATGGGTAATCTTAAGGATAAGCACGGCAAACGCCTTTGGAAGGGCATAGATCACACGGAGACGGACTATTCTGATCAACCATGGGAGGTAGAAGCACGTTTGATGGAAGAACAACTCTATAACGAATACCTGGGAATGAATGACTTTGTGTATTCTTTCCCCAATCGCTTGACAAGTTCATAATATCTCAGTAGAATCTGGCTTGTCTGGGTTCATAAGAACGGAGCTAAATATTTCTTTAAGTATTCTATGAAAACAGTTGAACGACACAGATATAGGGACAAAGAAATATTTCAGACTCGCACATTAGTTTTTGAACCTTTTGAATACAACAGAATACAAGAAGTTATGGAGTTGATTCGGAATAATCTAACTCCAGATTTGCTTGGCGGAAGAAAGAAACTATTGTATCCAAATGATATTCTAACAAATAAGATGTATGGACATTGCTATCACGCAAGTCAGGCACTGTTTTATCTTATCGACACTGATAAGTTAGTTCCAATGAGTGGAGAAGATTATCGTGAAGAAAAACATTGGTGGTTACAAGATGGCGAGAATGTTTATGATGTAACTGCGGAGCAGTATTTTTCCGTAGGAAAAGAGCCACCGCATGATAAAGGTAAGAAAAGTAAGTGGTATGGATGGAAACAACGTCCACAGCAGATTTCACTTGATTTGATGGTTCGAGTGCTTGGAAATAGACTCATTGAAGATACTGTGACAACTTCCGAACTGGTTGGGAGCCTTGACTCCTTCCTCTAAATGCCCTATATTGGCCCTGTTGGTGAGGGATTTCCACTCCAACACACTAGACAATACACCGTTTAGTGTCGCAAAGTTCTTCTAACATATTGAAGAAAATTGCAAAAAATTACTTTTTCTTTTTTCTAAATGAACAACACCCAGAATTTTCTTGTCCCTCTGAAGGAACGAATCACCCTCATGGACTATGCTTATATGCTTCAAAAATTTGGAGCATTTAATGCCCCTCGTCAATTCCAACGTCCTATCGCATGGAAAGCAGAAGATAGGAAAAAGTTCTTTCAATCAATCCTGATGAATCGGGTTGAAGGTTCTTATGTTCTTGTTGACGTAAAATCTTGTATCGCACGTCTTGAACTTGCTGGTGAATGCGACAGTCCCACCTATAAGTTCTTCAAGAAGTTCCTCAGCGAAGGATACAAGTATGTGATTCTTGATGGAAACAATCGTATGTGTTTCATTCAGTCTCTGTTTGATGACACCTTTACGATTCCTGAAGGAAAGTATGAATATATTACTGATGAAGTGAACGGATCTATCACTTCCTTTACTGTTCGCAAAGGAAAGCAAACGTTTTCTGAGCTTCCTGAACGAGTTCGTGAAATTCTTCAATCACGACAAGCTGCTATCAGTCTCTATACTCAGATTACCCTTGAAGGTATGTCTGAAGTTTTTCAGAACGTGAATAGTGGTGTTCCTCTGAATGGACAAGAGCTTCGGAATGCTTATTCTACCCCATGGGCTGAGTATGTCCGAAATATTGCTGATGAAACCAGTTCTTTGCTAGCAAAACTGTTCAAAGATCATCGCTATCGCCTTCGTGGTGAAGAGTGGATTGCTGATTGTCTTGATATGACTATTCAAGCAATCACCATCGATGAGATTTTGAACGAAACTACCTATCATGGTGTTAGTCAAACTACAAAAAACAAACTCTACAAGAGTGATTTTCTCTCAGAAAATGATAAAAACTTCTACTCTGATAAGTTTATTGAGTTGATGGATTTTATCACACTCATGATTCAAGAAAACATTCTCGATGAAAAGATTCTGACTCGTTCTTCCGCAGTTCAAAATCTTTACTGGATGATGTGTAATGGTATCGATACCTACGATCAAGCTGTTGATGCTGTTGAACTTCACAACAATGCTTATATCAACAAAAGCCGCACGTTTGTCTGCGGTGACGAGGATAAAATCTTCAAAGAGTGTTGTAATGGCATGAGTGGAGAGAATCTCAAAGCACGTCATATTGTCTTTAAAGAAATCATTACAAAGATTGTTGGATCTAATGTAAACGACTATTCTTCCCTTAATGCGGAGTTTCAAAATGCTTGAGTTTGATGATATTGAACTCATGCAGCTTCAGTTTTGTATGAGTCAAACTAAAAATATGATGTCTATGGGTGGAGAGATTCGCCGTCATGCTTCAATCACCAAAAAGGTTGAAGAAGAAATGGAACGACGTAAAAATGCTACTGGAGCATATACTCTAGAGGGTGTTTTGCGTCAACTTGATGAAGACATCAAACGTCTGTCCAGTTGAAGAACTGTCACAGGGGGTCGCAAGACCCCTTTCTTTTGCCCTATACTAGCCAGGAATCAAAAAATCACATGAAGACTGAGTTCATTTGCGTTCAACCTAAATCTAAGAAAGCAAAAAACCGTTTTGCTAATTTGATGGATTCTCTTCATTCTTGTCGTGTAGAAAAACGTGAAGATGGTCAGGTGTTTTTGGCATCTATTTCTGGAAAATACTTTTTCTGGATGAAAGAGACTGCTGATGACAACTGGGACATCATCAAGTGAACAAAAAAATGAAGTTGATTCTTGCTCTTCAGCAAGTTGATAATCTCACCAAATTGTTTCAGGAAAATGAGTATGAACGATACTTGAGTTATCATTTGATAACTCTTCAAGTTGAACTTAAACGGCAACTAGCACTTCTACATCATGATAACTCGAAGAGTTGATGAGACTCCAATAAAACCATTTCATGAAACTTTTCCTTATGCCTTAGAGTGGTATATAAAGGAAGGTAAAAAGAAATTACAACACAACGCATACTTTCCATATGAAGACTACAGAAACGAATATGCCAGAAAACTCAAAGGAACAGGAGCAATCGGAATCAAAAAGTCAAAAACAAAATCAAGAACTAATTGATGATGTCTTCTATGTGGAGCCAACAAAATATGGAGCATGGAAAAGCTTCCATAAAGATGGTCATGGTCTGGTCTATGCTTTAGACAAAGAAGGATGTATCTCTGGCACACGATTCTATTTGAAAGGTTGTCAAGAAGGATGGCCTGATGATACAATGACATATGATGGCACCGTAGGTGGAAAACTATGACAATTCGCACATTTGTTGATAAAAATGGTAATTCCTGGGAATGGGATGAAACTCCAGAAGTTATTGCTGCTTTAGAAAAACTCAATAAAATTATTACAAATAATAAAGAAATCTTGCCTGTTGTAATTACAGACGTAAGATAGATAGTAGAGTTTATGTGCTTCCTTCGATGTTAAATCTCATTCGCAGATTATTTGCCCCATCAGAAAAAGTGAATCTTCAAGATGGGGGAGTTTTTGTGTTAGCAGATAAGATTCTAGAGCTACAAGAACGTATTGAAGTTCTGGAATTAGAAAACATTGAAATGACAAATGCTTTGTATGAATGTGAAAACAGAATGGAAGCAAAAATTGACAACATTCATCCTGTGATATATAATATCTCAGAACGTAACGATGCGTTAAGCAACTATTCTTTAGGAGAAAAATGACTTTTAGTGTTACTCTTCGCGCTGCTGATGGAACCGAAAACGTAATTGAAGTTGAGGGCGATCAGTTTATTCTCGACGCTGCTGAAGAAGCAGGTGTTGATATGAATTATTCATGTCGTGCTGGTGCTTGCTCATCTTGTGCTGGCAAAATTGTTTCTGGAACTGTTGATCAAGGCGATCAATCCTTCTTGGATGATGATCAGATTGAAGCAGGATTTGTATTGACTTGTGTTGCTTATCCTACCTCTGATCTGGTAATCGAAACTGATCAAGAAGAAAATCTTTACTGATGTACGAAGATCTAGACTGTTTTGAAAAAGCACTGTCACACTTTGGAACCAGAGTTGACATTATTATCGCTCTTGAAATGGGAGATAAAATTGATTCAGAAACAGCCTATAAAAGGATTAAGGAAGAACTTAAAGACCTTAAGAAAGTCCGTAAATTTTTGAAAAAAGATAAAGATTCTTGAAGCAATCCCGAAGAAATTATTAAGTTTATAGATAAATGAAAATAGACATGTTATCATGTCAATGTAATCATTCGGGATCATCTCATGACTCTTCCATCCAAGAATAAAAGTCTTTCCCAAAAAGAGATTATTTCTATGGAAAATGCGGTTAAAGACGCAGGAATAAGAGCAATTCACCCAGATAAAATGGAAGAATTTGCCGAGTATCTTGTGAGAAAAATCAAAAATCAAGAAATCTGATTATGAAATGGGAAGTTAAATTATACGTTGGTGGCAAGGTCTTTACCGAAGAAGTTCATGCCACCAATGCCAAAGATGCTAGAGAAACAGCAATTGCCAGAAACCCTAAAGCCACTATTGTAGGAGTTAATCCTTTACTCAAATGAAATCCTTTGCTCTACTTTTAATCCCATTTTTTATTCAGACACCAGCATTTGCTGGTGGATTTTTTCCAACGGGACAAAGAAATACCTATGAGGTTTGTACCAAATATAGGGAAATCTATCAACCAGGTTACTATGATTCAGATGGTAACTATCGAAGAGGAACTGTAAAAACTATCAAGGAAAATGTTCCTTGTGGTTACTCTTCATATCCAAGACATAGAGGTGGACATTATCACTCTGATGTAGATAACAATTCTTGTATCGAAGGTTCTGTTCTTGGTGGTATCTTAGGTGGTGGAGCTGCTGCTGTTTTGTCTAGACAAGAAGGAAGACTCTGGGCAGTTCCTTTGGGAATTGTTGGAGGCGCCCTGGTAGGATGCCAGGTGGACGGAGGTTGAGCTGTACACCGCCCCTTGACGGGGGCGGTTTTTTTCTGTATATTAGCCATATTGAAACGGACATTGACTTGGTTATTCTTCGCCCACATCAGCAACGCATCCTGAATCGTATGCTTGCCTATGATAAGGGACAAATTATTGTTCCTACTGGCGGCGGCAAGACTATCTGTATGATTCAGGATATTGTTGAGAACTGTAAGTATATTGACAACGGAATGACTACCGTTGTTGTTGCTCCTCGCATTCTTCTTGCTGAGCAACTGTGCTCTGAGTTTCTGGAGATTATTGATACCTCCAATACTCATGTGATGCACGTTCACAGCGGTGAGACTCATCACTTCAGCAGCACTAAACCCGAACAGATTCACCTGTTTGCTAACACTGCTCGCACAGCTGGTGAGAATGTTATCATCTTCACCACCTACAATTCGCTTGATCGTATTCATCAAGCAGATATTGAGGTGAATAATATTTACTTCGATGAGGCACACAATAGTGTTAAGCGTAACTTCTTTCCTGCTACTGAGCACTTCAGTGCTATTGCTGATCGTGCTTATTTCTTTACTGCGACTCCGAAACATTCTCTTACTCCATCGAAACCAGGAATGAACTGGGGAGATGTTTATGGCCAGGTGCTGTGTAATGTTCCTGCCCCTGAACTTGTTGAGGGTGGTTACATTCTTCCTCCTAAGGTTGTAGTCAAGCAACTGCC